TCACATCTAGCAAGCTAAGCCAAGCTGAGGCTAGGTGCGGCGCGGTGAGGCAAGCCATGCTGGGGCTGGGTTCGGGCAGGGTTTGGCGAGGCGCGGTCAGGCGGGCTGAGGTGAGCCTTGGCCTGGCGAGGCGAGGAACGACAGCAACTGGAGACAACGAAATGGCAACGAAGTACGAAGTGAACCCCCGGATGTTGAGTCCGGCGGCGCTGGCGAAGCAGAAGCACGTCGGGGCAGAACGACACACGATCGAGTGGGTCGACTTCGACCCCGAGGTCGATGAGCTGGAGTGCTCGTGCGGCGAGTGGCGTGGTCCGGCGCTGGACCTCGCCCCCTTCCGGGCACATCGCCGTGAGGCAGGGATGTTGTCGAGGTAGCGGTCGGGCATGGCAAGCACAGGCCAGGCGGGGCATGGCTCGGTTCGGTCAGGCGTGGTCAGCCATGGCTGGGTTCGGCTGGGCGTGGTCCGGTGTGGTCTGGCTGGGAGTGGCGCGGCCCGGCGCGGCATGGCTGGCTGTGGCACGGCTGGGCTTTGGTCCGGCAAGGTTTGGTAAGGCGAGGCTAGGTCTGGTCTGGCGAGGTCAGCCAAGGCCTGCTGAGGCGAGCAATGGCGTGGTATTGTCGCGGTCGTGGCCACGTACCGCGACCTCGGTGAACGTCTTGGCATCGACGTCTGCACCGGGTGCTCCCTCGAGACGGGCGGCGAGCACGGCCTGAACCATCGGGCTGGTAGCTGGGGGGCCGACGGTCGGCTCCACTACTCCGAGCGTGCGCTACGCCGAACCAGCATCCGCAACTTCGTCTGGCGAGCGTCCTCACAGTCGGCACCGAGATCCCCAAGCACCGGCCCGAGGCCGATGTGGCAACGCTACTGGGAGCGCGTCGAGTGGGCCAAATGGGCGCTCCGAGAACTACGTGTACGACTTCCCGCGCCTGCGTGGGACGTGCAACGGGCAACGCTTCGGGCGCTGCTCGCTGTGCCCCCGCAGGCGCGGGATTTTTTTGCTGATGTTTTTGCCGAGCGAAGAGCGGTCACTCGTAAGGCCGCGATCCGCTGGGCGAAGAAGCCGGTTGATCCGGGCGATCGTGGTGACTACGATGATTGACGTATGCCAGCACCGCGAACAGACCCACTGTCACAGCGTCTACTTGTCCAGGTACTGCGGCGCGCCCTCGATCTCTATCTTCATCAGCCGATGGATCGAACCGCCGAGCGGCGTGTTCGTGCCATCGTCCAGCGCAATCCCAAGTCCGCCCTCTCCTCACACGTGCGCCACAACCTGGGCAAGCACCGGCGCGTGGCGCTCGATGCCATCTTGATACGAGCCGACGCTCGTTCGTTGATCGAGGAAGCCTGATGACCGAAAAGCTCAAGCTGCACGAGTTCAAGCCGACCAAGAGCAACCCGTTCACGTGTGAGCACTGCCCGTTCCTGCGGGGCAATCCAGTCCATCGGAAGATCATCGGGCAGATGATCAGGGGTACGGCACACCCGAACAAGATCGGCTGACGGGAATGGCCCGCCACCCGACGATCTCTGACAAGGGCCGATCCGTCAACCTCATCATCGACGGCCAGTGGCACCCGCTCACCATCCGTGATCGCGACGGCGTCATCAAGGAGTCGGTCGCCCCGGACCTCCCCGGCGTCTACCTCGTCCTATGCCAGCTGAACGGCAAGATCGGGATGCTGGCGGACGGCAAGACGCCGGACATCCCGGCGTCGAACATCGAGGTCCGCGGTCAGCGTTACCCGGACGACGAGGAAGGCTCGACGGCCTGGGATCAAATCGATGTCCACCACACCGTCGCCAAAGGTCGCTGGTACGGCTCCCGTCCGAAGTTCAAGTTCATCGCCGCGGCAGGCGCCGAGGCGGGCATCGACTACCGCGTCCGCAAAGGCCCCGGCAAGCTCACCGTCGAGAGCCGCACCATCAAGTTCCTGTTCATCGCGAGCGACGTCACCATCCTGTGAAGCACCCGGGCAGCAGGTGCCGCTGGGAGTGGTTCCACCTGAAGGGCGCGAAGGCCCGACTGTGGTGGCTTGCCTGTGATCATCATCCGGTGTACTGCGGCGGCAAGGACTGGGTCCAGATCTTCGAGCAGTGACAGGCAGCTGTCACGAGAAGAAGGCAGGATGCTTTGGCATGAACCCACTGGTATTGAGCGGGTCGAGCCTGAACACCTGGTTCGAATGCCCACGCCAGTGGTGGTACAGCTACATCCTGGCCAAGCAGACGGCGCCGAGCTTCAAAATGGCGTTGGGGATCGCAGCGCACGAAGCCGTCGATTACGGGCTCAAGAGCCAGATGCGGCGCGATGGCGAGACCCCCGAGGTCGGCGAGTGGCTGACGGTCTTCGGGCGCGAGTGGGAGAAGGCCACCCTCCACAGCCGACCCAAGAACAACCAGCCTGCTGAGAGCGCCGAGGCCCACTACCGCTCAGGGCTCCAGGCCGTTAGCTTCTACGCCCGCCAGGTCGCACCGACGGTCGATGTCGTGGCCGTCGAGGAGCCCATGGCGGTCACGATCAACGACCACACCTGGACCGGCACGATCGATCTGATCGATCGGATGCCTGACGGCAGGCTCAGGCTTCGCGACCACAAGTTCACCTCGAAGAAACCCGAGGGGACCGACCGCTACAAGCGCCCGATGATCGGCTACTACCTTGGCGCCACGGCCCTGTTCGGCGAGATCGCGGCGGTCCAGCTCGACTACATCATCCGGGGCAACCGGGACAAGCCCCCCACGTTCATGCCGATCTTGATTGAGATCACTCAACAGGACATACTGGACTTCGCGTCCGACATCGAGGAAGCGGTCGCAGCAATCGGTGCCGGACGCTTCCCGCCCCTCGGCAACCAGACCCTGGCCTGCCGGTGGTGTCCATACCGCAAGATCTGCCCAGACGCCAGGCTGGGCTAGCAAGGAGGTTCGCCTGATGGCCACCCGGACCCGCGCAAAGCCCGCCGACGAACCCACTGAGGAGCACGGATTCTCAGACGAGGAGGCGGCGGAGATCCTCTCGACCGCGCAGCGGATCATCACTGACGACGCCGAGGGCATCTACCTCGGTGCTGACGGAACGCCCCTGAGCCTGTACGGCAGGCTGGCGAAGATCATGGGCTCCCTGCCCGAGGTCAGGCCCGAGGGCAAGAACGAGCACTTCAAGTACCAGTTCGTGACCGACAAGCAGGTCCTGGGCATGGTCCGGCCAGCCCTCGCCCGACAGCGGATCATGGTCGTCCCTGAAACTGTGACCGAGCAGGAGCCGATCCACCGGGAGACCGGGCGCGGCGGCAGCTCGATGCTGACCCGTCTCCATGTCGTCTTCCGGGTCGTCGACGGGATCAACGGCGAGTCGTTTCAGGGCGAGGCCGTGGGCTACGGCGACGACTCTGGCGACAAGGGCGCCAACAAGGCCTACACCGCTGCGCTCAAGAACTTCTTCATCAAGCTCTTCCTGATGGGTGGCGCCGACCGCGACATCGAGGACGATCCCGACACTGATCGCCGGGCTAAGACTCGTGAATCAGGCGTCGCGCCGGTCCAGTCCGTGCAGGTCAAGGAGACCGTCGTCGAGGGCGTCGCGCGGGGCGGTCGGTCGAACACCGCCACTGAGGCCCAGGTGGCGGCCGTCAGTCGTCTGGTTGCGTCACTGGGTCTGACTCCGGCCCGGTTCGCTGGCGCAGTCGAGATCATCCTGGGCGACGCGATCGACTTCGGCAGCTGGGGTGAGGTCAAGACCTACCTGGAGGCCCAGTCCGGCGAAGCCATTGGCAAGATCATCGAGTCCCTGTCGGAAGACGAGGGGCGGCTGGTCGGTGACGACGCCGGACCGTATGCCTGAGCCGGAGTACACCAACGGCCGCGTCCGGGTTCGGCCGGAACAGATCGAGTACCTCGACCACCTGCTTCACGTCACCTGGGTCGAACTGTCCCGCGAGCGGGCTCAGGTGAAGGAGAAGCAGCTTGAACGAGCGAAGGCTCGTGGCTTCGGCGGCGTCAACCTCGACGCCTCGGAGTCGATCTACGACTCCGAGGAAGACGGCGCCCTGGTCACCCACATGAACCGGGAGCTGCGGCTGATCAAGACGCTTCAGGATGAGGTTCGCCGCACGAAGGGCGACATGGGCCTTGAGTGACAAGCCGTTCCCGCTCGAGAAGACCCCCGGGGGCGGCTACAAGCTCCGGACCCTCTCCTGCTGGGACTGCGGCGGCGAGTACGTCCTGCCCCACGCCGACCACCTCCTGACTCCCCGGCATCGGGCCTGGAAGGCTGAGCAGAAGGGCAAGACCGAGATCACCGCCTTTGACGCTATCCCCGATGAGCCCACAGTCCCTGTGGACAACCCGCAGAAGCTCATCTTTGGCGACGTCAAGGTCTGCCCCCGCTGTCGGGGCACCCTCCGCCCCGAGCGCAAGGGCCGCAAGGGCGAGACGCTTCCGGCCGACACATTCACCCATGATCCGATCGACCGCGAGGGTCGCTGCGGCAAGTGCAAGGGCACCGGCATCGTGGCGCTGGAGAGGACCAGCACGTGACCGATGATGTCGTGATCGAGCTTCAGAAGGCTCGACTCATGGCGTATCTCCGGCGCTTCGCTACCTTCTCTGAGCGAGACCTGGACTCGGTGCTGCTGGTCGGCTTTGCCGTCGGGCTGCGCCTTGCAGCTGGCTACCCTGACGTTGCAGCGAGGATGCTCGTTGAGCTGGGTCCACCCGAGATCGACGAGTCATTGGCCTGGGTGGTGCACGGACGCACCACAATCGACCCCGATGAACCCGTGAACTAGACGCTGATTCGCCTTGCGGCGGCGTTTCGGGAGGAGTACCTTCAGCCACCTACGACCCGAGGACGCGCCAGCCGAACCCGGCCGCTGACGCAGAGGGGCTAGGCCGGACAGGAAAAGGCCCGGGCCGTGGTGTGAACTCCGGCCCGGGCCCAACACGGAAGCGAGGTTTCTTCCATGCCCCGTGGGCACTATACACAGCATCTGGATGATCTGACAATCCCCATGGAGACGCCATTCTGGCGCAAGACCCACGGGCGCCCGGCCTACATCACCGAACACCAGGCCCGACTCATCACGGCGATCCAGGATGGCTACTGCGGCACCCAGCGCGAACTAGCGGCCCAGACCGGGTACACCATTGGCGGTCTCAACGATGCCCTCAAGAGTCTCCGCAACCTGGGGGCGATCGTCGTCCTGACCACTCGAGGTCGCCTCGGGCGCACGATCATCCGGCTCCGGCGAGGGGTGCGTCGACTCTTCAGTGATGTGAATGTTCGCATCACTTCCCGTAGGGGAAATAGAGAATCTAATCAACGTACAGAGCGACGCCCGAACATTTCCGAAAAGCAGCTGGTTGAGCGGTACGGGCCAGGGCTACAAGCCTTCTTCGACCTCCGGAGAACGCTCTTCGGGACGGGCGGGTGAAGCCATCCGGCCCGCGCTGCATCTTCTACACGGCCTTCATCCGAGACCAGATCGACCCTCGGGTGGCCGAGCTGTGGCCCCGCAAGCCAGTGCCCTTCGGTGATCTGCGGCGGACCTGGCGCCTCAAGCACTGCGCGACGGTGAACCCCTACTGGGACTCTGAGATGTGCCCATATCCGGCCAGCAACTGTGCTCTAGCCTTCCTCGCTGCGGTACAGTCCGCGACATCGACTGGCGTTCGTAATCCGATGGGGCTCTTCCGGACCCTCGCTCGGAGCGATGGTCTCCGGCGGCTTGAGGACAAGCCGCTGGCGAGGGATCAGGCCCGTGGCAACGAAGGACCCGGTGACACCCGAGCTTCGACAAACGGTCCTGAACCGGGACCGCGGGACGATGCTGGCGTCGGGGGTGATCCAGAAGATCACCTGCATCGCACCCGTCGTCGACCGGTCCCAGTTGGGGATGTGCTTCGGTCGCTCAACCCTGGACCACATCAAAGACCAGCCCCGGATGGGGGTGAGGGCGACCAGTGACGAAGCCCACCTGGTCGCCCTCTGCGAAGCGCATACTGAAGCAGGTGCCCGCGCTGGGTTCCAGTGGAACACCAGCCACCGACCTGAACTCCGTGTCTATCTGGCTCTCGCGGGCATGGCACCGGTCGAGGATGACTGACCTCGAGTTCGACTGGTGGCGTCTCAAGGCGTGGTTCTATCACCTGTGGGGCGTCCACACCTGGGTTCCACGCGAGGACTGGCACGTGATCGAGGGCAGCGTCGAGGTCGAGATCATCGGCTATGTTTGTTGGCGTTGCCCAGCGACGAAGGGACTTGATGACGATCACTGAGTGCCCGGGCTGCAAGCATGACCGATCCGTTCACGGCACAGAGGGAACCTGCACCCGCCTCGTTGAGATGGTCACCGCAGGCGGCGAGACCGCTTTGACGATCTGCGGTCGTTGCGGCTGGATTCCGATGGTCTTCGACAACGGCTCACGCGGCTGGCGCCACGAGTCGGCCCGGGATACAGCCGTGGTCGACGTCGAGTCCGAGACCCTCGAGGCGGCCCTCGAGGAGGTCGCCCGACTCATGGGCTATCGGTGACCTACACTCGAGCCCTTGGCGTGGCAGGGCCGGGTATGGCAAGGCCGGGTCGGGCTGGGCACGGCGTCTGGCGTGGCTGGGCGTGCCATGGCTAGGCAAGGCAGGGCATGGTGAGGCAAACGCCAGCAAAGAGGCGCTTCGTCAGGTTGTCGGCTGCCATGAACAGCAAGGCCGCCAGACTTGGGCGCAACGGCCGGGTCGTCTCGGGCGATCTGCTCAAGGCCTTCCTCCACAGCTCGTATCAGTGCGCCTACTGCGGGATCGGGATCACGCCGCTCGACTGCTCGTTCGACCATGTGGTCCCGTTCGTGGCCGGGGGCGAGAACGAGAAGGCCAACCTCGTCGCTTGTTGTCTGACCTGCCAGCGCCAGAAGGCCAGCCGTCTGGCCCACGAGTTCGCCCTCGCACGGGTTCACCGGACCAACTGCGAAGTCTGCGGCGTCGAGTTCACGCCTCGCTGGGCTGACTGGGTCCGCGGTTTCGGTCGCACGTGCAGTGCGCAGTGTGCTGGTCGGAAGGGTCGTGCTGTACGCTCTGCGGCAATGGCAAGGTGAGGCAAGGTCAGGCACGGCGTGGCTGGCCGGGGCCGGGCAAGGTGCGGCATGGCATGGCGCGGCAAGGCTGGGCTAGGCGAGGCATGGATTGAGCTGGTCCGTCACGATCCCGCGACCGCCATCGGTCAACTCGTTGTACCGGGTGGTGATCCGCTCTGCGCGCGACGGGCGCCGGTTTCATGGGATCGCCAAGACCCCCGAGGGAGTCCGGTTTCACGAGGACGCCACCTGGCTCATCAAGGCCGCTCCGAGGAACGGCTGGAAGCCACCAGCCGAGGGCTTCATCAGAATCAAGCTCCGGGCGTTCCTCGTGCGATCGATCGACACTGACAACCTGCTCAAGGCGGTGTCTGATGCGCTCCAGGCCGCGATCAGCGTCGACGACTCACGGTTCGTCTGGTGTACGTTCGAACCGAAGCTCGGGGTTCGGAAGGCTGATGCGCGGATCGAACTTGAAATCATGGACTCGCCGGAACATGATTGATGTTCGTGGCGAGCCGAGGCTCGGCAAGGCGTGGCAAGGCCGGGCTGGCTGAGGCGTGGCGGGGCAAGGCCTGCCGGGGCGGGGCGCGGTTGGCCATGGCGTTGGCGTGGTGCGGCGGGGCTCGGTAAGGCGAGGCATGGCATGGTTCGAGTCGTTGTTGCTGGATCTCGAGACGTTGACGGAGGCCACGCGGCGCTGTTCGTGATCGACATGATCGAGAGGATCACCGACCCGACGGTGATCATGCGACGGGGGCGCGAGACGGCCCCTGGGCCCTTGGAGGAAGCGGTCGCCGCTGAGTGTCGGGAAGTGGGCATCCCAATCGAGTGGCGGGTCCCCGCTGGGGGCGGCCGTGAGGAGGTCTTCTACCGGGACATGGACATGGTCACGAAGGCCGATCTGGTCTTGGCGGTGTTCTCGCCGGAGCGAGCGATGCTGGGCGGCACGGCGCATGTTGTCGAGAAGGCCATGGACATCCGGGTGCCCGCCTACGCCTTCACCTACAACGGACAGCTGGAGAGGGTCGGCGAGTTTGACCCAGACAACGTGTGGAGTGCGTTGATCCAGGCCTAGAATGTAGCCGTACCAGCACCCGGGAAACTGGATGGTGAACGACCTGCGGCGGGAACAGACATCGTGTAGCTCGGAAGCCGCCGCCGCTAGCCGAACGGACGCGAAGAAGGGCCCGAGGTTGATGAGAGGCCTCGGGAGGTGAGAGCGACGGGGTCGAACCCGACACATCAGACCGTCGCCGCGGAAGGCAGGGCCCGTCCCGTGTGGTGCCAGCTGTAATCGGGAATCGGTGCTGGTACAGTTTCGCCCGATGGACGCGACCGCGCAGATGCTGATCCAGTCCGAGCGTCTGCTCAACCAGTTCCGGGCTGAGTTCGACCGCGAGGTCCCGATTCGCATCCACAGCCGCGACACGGCTGACGACGGCGCCCCCCAGTGGCATCCCGAGTTCGCCCGCTGGCTGACCGCGAAGGACAGCGATGTCCAGAGCTACATCACAAACCCGGAACATCGACTTCGCACGCGCCGGGCGATGCGCAAGCTCCGGAGCACCTCGGTCAGGGGATTCGAGGTAACCTGGCGAACCTTCGGCGGCGAGAAGGTGGAGGACACCGTCCGATGGTTGAACGACAGAGCCGAGCGCAACGCCATCCCGCTGCCCTCGGGTCGGACAGCTCACTACACCGTCAAGGACGGGCTCGCGATCCTCTACGCCTCGCTCCTCTACATGGAGTGGTGCTACTAATCAGGGCATGGCCTGGTATGCCGAGGCTGGGCGAGGCATGGCGTCGGCGTGGCGGGGCAAGGCAAGGTCAGCCATGGCGGGGTATTGGCAGGGTAGGCCGCGGCAGGGCGTGGTGAGCCGAGGCGAGGCTGGGCATGGCGAGGCGTGGTTGGCCGTGGTACGGCCTGGCGGGGCGATCCGAGGCAGGGCATGGCGAGGCGTGGACGCTTGACGGCCTGACTGAACGTGTTAACCTGACACGTCCAGGGCTACTGGCTCATTGGACTGGACCAGAGTACCCTGGGAGACTCTTGCCCGGACGGACAAGGCTTTGGCCCCGAGCCGCACATGAAGCCTCGACAACTTCGCGGTGCACAACGGGGGTGGGTAGCGTGTGGTCCGGGCATCCGATCCGGCGAGGCGCGGAGCTGCACTGGTCTCCAAAACCAGCCGCTGTGGGTTCGACTCCCACCGCCGGGGCCATTGGACGGGTAGCTCAGTCGGTAGAGCGGCTGGTTGAAGCCCAGCGCGTCGGCGGTTCGACTCCGTCTCCGTCCACCATCGCGGGGGCCTGGGAAGGCTCTGGGGTCTCATAAGCCTCGGCACCGGGTTCGAGTCCCGGCCCCGCAACCATCGCAGCGGTAGCCCAAACGCCAAGAGGCGGCCCGACAAGGGAGAGTCTCCGTGAGGAGTAGCGCTGGACGATCCAGCCCGCTGCGTACCATCGGCCCGTAGTCGGGCTCGCCAATCAGGAGGTTCACCGATGTTCCGGACGTAGGGGCGGCTGACAAAGCGTCGCCCACAGGCGGCCGCCGTCCCACGCAAGGGACATCATGGGCCAGGATCAGAAGAGCAAGAAGGTCTCGCGCTCGATCAAGTTCGGGTCGCGGCCTCGGTTCGGTGGCGACCCGCATGTCGATCACCGCACCGGCATCAGCACCGAAAATCATCACGAGATCTGGCGCCGTCTCGTCAAGGACGGGCCTACGATGCATGGAACCCCGGGCGCGCCGAAGCCCCGGAAGCAAAGCTAGGGCCAGACTCTTGGGCTGGCAGATGCATGAAGATCACACAGGAAGACGTAGCCGAGGTCATCCAGAACAGCGGCCGCGAGATCCGCGAGATCGATTTCTCGGTCTGGCACCCCCTGGATCACTGGGCGTTCAGCTCATACTGCTGGAGCTTCCACGGGGGCGGCTTCCACCACCTGAAGCTGTGGTGGGAGTTCCAGCGACCAGGCTGGGAGAAGGACTGGAAGCCAGAAGCGCCGGATGAGCACAGGTAGAGCAGGCCCGGCGGCCGGGGCCCCGAACAGTTGCGGGCCCCACGATGCCGGGTGGTCTAGTTGGTAGGGCGCCGCGCTCTGGACGCGGAAATCGCAGGTTCGAACCCTGCCCCGGCAACCATCGCCGACGTAGCTCAGTGGTAGAGCAGCTGTTTCGTAAACAGCAGGTCCTCGGTTCGAGCCCGAGCGTCGGCTCCATCGTCACCGAAGCGCTGGGGTCAGCGCGCCCGTGCCTCGCATGCATGGGTCCACGGGAGGTCTCGGTTCGAGTCCGGGCGGTGACGGCATCGCCGACGTAGCTCAGTGGACAGAGCGGCTGGTTTCTACCCAGCATGTCGCGGGTTCGACTCCTGCCGTCGGCGCCACGGGCGGCTAGCTCAGGGGATAGAGCACCTGCTTGACATGCAGGAGGCCGCTGGTTCAAGCCCAGCGCCGCCCACCATAGAGGGGTAGCTCAGCGCCAGAGTACCGATGCCAAGGACGGGCTGACGAGTCCGACACCGGCACCGGAGATGCCGGTTCAACTCCGGCCCCCTCTGCTCAAGGGCCCGTAGCTCAGCGGTAGAGCAGGGGACTCTTAACCCCCGTGTCGCTGGTTCGATCCCAGCCGGGCTCGCCAGACACAAGTGAAACCCCCGAGCTGACAGCCTTGCGGCTGCCCTCTCGGGGGCCCTTTGTGGTGGCGGGACTGCCTACCCGCACGAGCGTCACGACTTGTGGTTCAAGTACATCTTGCGCCCGACTCACTCGTCACCAGTGGCTAGCTGGCCAGTCGTTCGAGGATCACCTCCCTCCCCAGAGCCTCTCAGCTCTGGTTCGGGTCCCCTCCGCACCGACGCCTCACCCTCGTAGGCCTTGACGATCGGGCGTTTTCTGGACCGAGTGATACGTTTTCCGAGGGGCCGTGAAGCCCCCGGCATTCCGTCATCACCCTGACCGTCCCCGTCGGAACAGCCATTGCGGTGCAGTTTGACGGCGTATCGTAGACTTGTCAAGCAATGGCGGGGCAAGGCCTGCCGGGGCGGGGATTGGCAAGCCGGGCTGGGGTCTGGCGCGGCCCGGCTGGGCGTGGCATGGCTAGGCACGGTCGGGCCAGGCGCGGCTTGGTTCGGCAAGGCAAGCCGTGGCGCGGCTGGGCAAGGCAAGGCTGGGCGCGGCTAGGCAGGCTACGGTTTGGCGAGGCGAGGCCGGGCGCGGACCAGCTCTGATTCGCAATTGGCGCACACGGGCGCCTTCTCTCCGGGGAGTTTGAGCACGCCAAAGTAGCGACTCGGGGGACATTTTGGGCATCGAAGCGGCAGGCCATGAGGCTGCGCGAGTGCTTCTGGCGCGAGTGGACGGCGGGGCCGTCGGTACAGCCCCAGCCCGGTCAGCTGTCAGGTTCGAGGGGCTTCCCGTCGAAGCCATCGGAGGTGATCACGGGGACTCCTTGTCTTCCTTGCCTTCGATGAGTTCGTGCAGACGAACGAGCTTCTCGTTCACTGAGTTAGCTTCGTGGTAGGCGGCCTCGGCCTTCTCGCCCACGTCTCGCGTCAAAGCGATGTTTTCCTGAATAGACGACTCGAGCGCTGCGTCTGTCAGCGTGCCAGGGACAAGCAGCATCTGTGTGAGGATCGCTCGATCACGAGCGTCGAACGCGGTTGCTATGAAGAGCACGACCGGCACCAGCATGAGCACCACAATGGACGGGCTGAGGGTGACCGGGGTCGTCCTGAACAGGGCCGGGACAGCCAGGCTCAGCAGGAGCAACTGCGTGATCAGGCGCAGGGACTCTCGACGAACATTGCCCCTGGCGGTCAGGAGTCGAGCCCCCCAGAAGCCAGTCTGCGTTCCCCTGGCCGTTCGGTAATCGAGCCATGCTCCATAGACCGCCTGGGCCGTCACGAACGCGGCTGTGGTGTTGATCAGCAGCCAGAACAACACGATTGGGTCTGAAAAGTTCAGGGTCACTGATGACGCTTCCTGCTATGCACCTCGATCTGAGCGTCGAGTCGCCTGAGACGAGCTGCCTGCTCGTTGAGACGTCGGCGTGCCGCGAGCTGGGCGGCCTCTCTGGCTGCCGCTGCCGCTGCGGACGGCTCCTCGCGGCCCATGAGTCGGTGGATGATCTGCATGAGGTTCATCCCTTTTTCCGCTCGGCCACGACAAGCGCCTTGTCCGTGTGACCCATGGATTGAAGTGCGGTATCGCGCCAGAAATTCCGATCTTCGGTCATGTCGACGAGATCCTTGACCTTGTCAGCATACGTCCAACCGAAAACCCACATTCGTCGGAGGCCCGCCACCCCGAGGGCGGTCAGGATACCGACGATGGTGACCTGATCCGGATCAAAGTTCATCGCAGGTCATCATCGTCGGGGAACTGTGGCCTAGCTCTGCGCCCACCGCAGAGCTGCGCGATAGCCGACGCGGATGATCACATCGCCGAGGCCGAAGGCCACGACCACGGGGGCCAGGATTGCCGCCTCAAGCGACAGAACGTTCGCGGCAACCAGAGCCGCTGGTGCCGAGAGCAGGAAGTCAAGGACAACGTCCTTGACTAGCTTCGAGCCGGTCAGGGCGCTCACGCCCGTGCCGTCGGTCAGGGCACCGCTCATACCAGTTGTCTCAGGCATCTCTCTCACTCCCTACTGTTCTTCGGGTCGGACAAATCGTCCTCCCGGGTCATCTCGTCCCGCGGATCTTTGCCGTCGGGGCCGGGCTTGAACTTGTGCTCGGGCTTCTCAAGAAGCTTCGCGGCTAGCTTCTTGGCCTGCCCGGGCGGGGTCTTCGGGCCTTCACCGTGAGGGTGATTCATCGCAACGCTTCCCCTTTCGTGAAGCCGTACTTGCCATCAGCGTACTTCACGCGGTGCCAGTCATTGCGAAGACCACCATCGGTATCGCTTACCCAGTCGTTGCCTTCGCGCGTGTAGGGCACGAAGTAGCTTCTGTCCTTCTCGATCCGAGCGAGTTTCTTCGAGGTGACCGAGGCTTTGGTTCTGATCGCGGCCTTCATTCGACCCTTGCGCCACACGCCCTCGGTGTCACGACAGACCATGACGTTGATCCGGCCGCCACCATTAGCCTCGGCGGCGCGATACAGCAGATCTGCCGACCACCACCGGTAGCCCGCCTGTGTAGTGCCGGGATCTTCGACCAGGTATTCGCCGTGATCGAGCCCAGGCTTCTTCTTCTCACAGAGGCACGTGGTGGTTCGCCAGGCGTAGTCGTTGACGTAGACGGCGTGGGCACCAATGAAACTGTTGGTGCGGCGGGTCGTGTAACGGGTGATGTAGCAGCTGATCGTGATGGCCGCGGCCCGCCCGGCATCGATCAGGTTCTTGAAATCAGATCGAGTGAGCCCGTAGCGTGGATCGAGGTTGACCTCGCCCTGGGTTGCTTTCCGCGTCGCGTCAGCGGCCTGGTTGAAGCTGACTCCACCGACCTTGTCGCCGGTGATCGTCCGGAGCTTGCTGGCGGCGACGCGCCAGTAGCCGACCGTGGCTCGGCACATCAGATCCGTTGCCGTTGCCAGAACACAGTTGAGCCACTGTGCCCATGACCCATCACCCTGTGGATAGGGCTTCGGTCTGGTGGGTGAGATTGCCACGAGAAGTCCTCCGCTACAGCTAGACGCGCGTGATTCGGATGTACGCTGGCATGTAGGTGTCCTGTCCGCCAGCGCCCGAATAGACTTGCCCCGTGCCGGTGTTGACATGGGCCCGGATCGAGTAGACCCGCGCCCCGGATGCCGGAGTCATGCGCCGCCTGACAGTGATTGACTTGTAGTCGCGGTTGGCTGCCGGGGTTGAGATGTAGCCGATATAGCCGATCCGAGTGCCAGCAGTGTTGTCCCAAAGCTGAAGGTACATCTCGCTATTGGCTGGGGTGTTTGCGGGCGATATAACAGGCGCGAAGAACTCGATCATCACCGGAGTACCGTCGAACGTGACCGACGGAGCCGTAACCACTGTCTGGGCTGTCGCCGCTGTCGTAGCCGTCACAGACATCGGGCTCCCGGCGGTGCCCTCCGCGTAGCCCAGCTCCTGTCCGGGGTTCGCGGCCAACGAGTCGATCTTGGCGAGATGCAGGTACGACGCGCTGTTCGCGCCTGCGTTCAGATTACCGCCCGAGTCTTGATAAACGACGGCCTCGATGTAATCCCCGGGCACCAACTTGAACAGGGCTGTTACGACCGGCGCGTGCGTCGTTGCCTCGGCGGCGTCGAGGATATTCGCGTAGGTGTAGGCCGTTCCGTTCTTGCGTAGGTAGATTTGTCGCTGGATTCCGCCAGAACTGGCGGTAAATGACGTGCCAGAGGACGCGAAATACATGCCACCAAGCCCGGCCGGAATAGTCACCCTCGACGTGTCGCTGACGAGCGAGTGGAACCCGTCGGTGTCCTCTTCCTCCGTGTCCATGTTCAACGCGGTGAATGTGTTGTTGGCAATCGATTGCGTGGTGCTGTGGCGGAGGATAGCCCCGACACCTGAGCCGACACGGCCTGCGTCAAGTTTGATGACGGTTAGTGTCGCCTCGTTGATCGTGTTCGTGGTGTTCGCGTTAACTACGAGTTCGACGTAATCCCCGGCGACGAGATCGAGAACGTGAGACGTGGCGCTGATGCCGTCGTCACCGGAGACGCCGTACGACCCCCGGATGGCAGAGCCGTTGGTCCTGACTGACGTGTAGTGCTGGACGTTCGCGCCATAGAATGATCCGAGGACGAGGTACTTGCCACCCAGACCGGCCGGGATCGTCATACGCGACGGATTGGTGACCGAAGAGTGGAAGCCGTCTGTGTCGAACTCCTCCGCGCCGTTGAGATCAACTGGAACGTAGCTGCCGAGGGCGGACAGCGTTCCCGATTCCCATCTCGCCTTCGCCCCGATGAACCCAGCCGCCAGTGCACCCTCAATGACGTGATCGGCGTTCCAGTTCGAGGGGCGGACGAGGGTATCGTCACCGCCGTCGCTCTTCTCGCTCTCAAAGGCGTGTCTGACCGTGGTCATCGGTGCTCCTACTGGAACGTATCGTTCTGGAAGGCGTCGGTCTGGAAGCTGTCGAGGCCGCCACCCGCGTCGATCACAGCATCAGCGGTGAACTGCCCTGGGATGAACGCATCGCCGGTGAACGATCCGGCCTGGGTCCACCTGGTGACAGCGTCGCCGGTCAGCGACCCGGGCTGAGTCTGGAGCGTGATGGCATCGCCCGTGAACGACCCAGCCAGTGTTGCCAGGGCCACTGCGTTGAGGGTGAACGCTCCGCTCGCCTCGGAGAGTTCGAGGAAGGCGTCAGCCAGCCACGATCCAGCCTGCGTGCGCAGAATCGCTGCGTCGCCACTGACAGATCCCGCCACCGTACGGAACACGATCGCATCGCCGGTGATCGACCCAGCGACCACTCGATTGAGAGCGGCATCAGCGGTCAGACTGCCTGCGAGCGTGACTCGCCGGACAGCGTTCGCCGTGAACGAGCCCGTGTTGCCTACTCGCAACACTGCGTCCGCCTGAAACCGATTCGTCAGATCACTAATCGCCGCATCCAGCGCCGCCAGGATGTCGTACAGCGTCGTCCCGTCCGGGTACGGCCCGATGTCATCCGAGAGCACCACGCCATACGTCGGCGTCGTGCCGTCGTGCAGTGCGCCACCTCGAGCATGTGTCTGCCGGGTCATTCGACGAGACTCAGCCGCGCATCAAGATCGATCAGCATCGTCAGCACGTCCGTTCCGGCTCCGTAGCGCCCGATCGCACGATCGAGGACGACCTGGCTGGCGTCTTCAGTCCCGGCGTGATCTCGATCCCGGTAGTGCTCGTTCCGGGTCGGTGACGGCGGCGTGAACGGATCAGGATCGAACGAGTCGGTCAGCTGGCTCCGGGTCGCGAGATCGACCAGAACCACGGCCAGGGTGTCGCCGGTGTTGTAATCACCAACGTCGCCATCGAGAACCACGGTCGTGTCGTCCTGGGCGCCACGGTGATCTCGATCGCGGTAGTGCGGCAGAACGCTCGGCCCGGCGGCGATGAAGGCCTTGGCGGTGAAGCTGTCCTCCATGGCTCATCCCCCGGCACTGGTGTACTCAACCCACAGCTCATCTCCGGAAAGCGGCGCGGTCGTGAAGGTAAACTCGCCCGTCGTCGGGCTCTCGGTGTATTCCTCGGTGCGCCGCTGGAGCAATCCGTTCATCCAGACCCGGAGCGATCCCGGGATGTACGCATCAGTGACCGAGAACGTTGTCTCGGCGCCGTCTGGGGCGGGCGTCGGCTCCATCGACACTCCGGTCCCAGAGGGCGACTCAGAGGTCCCGTCTGAGGATGTCGCTGGTTGGCTCGTGACAGTCTCGCTCTGGCGCTGGATCTTGCGCATGTACTTCCAGAGCGTCCAGGGGTCCTCAGTCAGGATGCCGAAGAAGCCGTCGAATCTGGCCTCTGATGGCGTCACGAACGAGAGCCTGATCTGTCGGATTGGCAGTGAGACTGTGAACCCGAAGGTGTTGAGCGCGATCGACACGACTGAGCCTGCCACGAGCGGGGTCGGGGTCCCGCCACTGAACCACACCAGCCGGATCTGCTTCTGGGGATTGACGAGACCACGGACGGTGTCGTTGAGCCCGGCGCCAGCGGCGCCTGGGTTGCCCTCGACAATGACCTTGGCGTGGGTAGCACAGTTGGCGTCGGTGCCGTAGCCGTTCTCGTTGAAGTGGGCTTCGGCGAGTTGCCAGCGGCCGCGCGCCGAGAGACTGGTGTTGTTGGTGTAACGACCGAACTTGACCTCGCCATCCTCGCCCGCAGTGGTCCAGTACGCGCCGCCCCAGACAAGGGCGTCGTTCACGAGGTTCGTGCCGTCTTCAGTGAACTCGACCTCCCGGAAGCCGAAGGTCGTGGACTCGTTCGGCGTGTCCGAGAACGACCATGACGGCGAGGTTGTCTCGAGTTCGTGGTAATGCAGATTCTGTTCGTGGTCGAAGTAGTACAGGGCGCCGGTCCACTGGACGATGTCGTCCATCATGTCGCGGATCTTCGAGCCCGGGGTGTCGTAGACGTACTTGTTCGAGTCCGGGCCCATCGGATCGCCGACCGAGTCGACGTGCGTGGTGTAGTTGATGTCGGTGTCGCCAATGGCGATGTAGTCGTCGAACGCCTTCTCGATGACCTGCTTGTCGGTTGGTGATCCGGTGAAGTCAGGGATGCCCTGGCGCGGCGTGCCTTTGTTGAACAAGACGCGCTTGTCGAACCAGATGTTGTAATCAACGCCGCGCAGGACCCACTGCCTGGTCTGGACTCCGGCAGCGCCTTCGGTGACCGTATCGTCGACTGGGAACGCAAGCGTTCGTGATACCTGGGTGATGATCCCGCCGAAATACAGCGTGCCGTCGATTGTCAGTGTTACGTGTTTGCCGGTCACAAACGAGTGGGTCTGCTCTTCGTCTTTTACGGTCACGCTGAACTGGCCGGGGAAGCCACCCATCTGCGACTCAAACGTCGCCTTCGTCCACAGGACGTCATTGATGATCGTGCCGTCGTAGCGAAAGACGATCGTGCTCATGTCTGTCCATATGCGAGGTAGCAGCAATACACATTGCCGCCAGGGCTGGTGAGGTAGAACTCGTTCAGACCAGCTTCGAAGTAATCGACGCCGAGACGCTGGCGGGTGCCGTCAACGTACACATCAAGCGACCCGCCGACGTACGCATTGCTAGTCTGGTAGACACCCCCAGAGAGGTCCTCTGGGCTCTCACAGCCGAATGATCCAGCCGTGGGCGGAAAGGGCACTACTCCGCCTGCCGCTGGCGCCACCGCCCCCGTGTTCGGAATCACGATGTTGTCGATCGTGAGGGTCGACTGATAGACCGCAGCGATGTCGTTGACCGTCGATTCAACCTGCGTGAAGAATGAGATTGGCTGGTTGACCGTTCCGCTGGCTGATAGAGATGCGACCGCGAAACCGTCGACCGAAATAATCGTCGTTCCTCGGGCTACGCTTCGGTTGATGGACACGTGGCGAGTCGTCAGGCCGCTCGTTGACAAAGTTGTCGAGAGCGTCGTCGATCCAGACCGAGCCTCAGCCGCGAGGAAGCTCGTCTGCGAGGTCACCGTCCCGCCTGTCCAGTTCTTCGTCCAGCCTGCCGAGATCAATCCGAGGCTTACGTCGTTTCCGAACGAATCCCGACACTGCAAGCCTGCATAGAAGACGGTCGTCGCGAAGCCATTGGAGCTAGCGGCTGGGCTGCCCAGGGAGGGCGTGAAGCTCACGTCGAACTCGATGGCGATCTCATCCTTGTCGTACTCAGATAGGTCGAGTCGCGAGCGGCCTTGCCCGATGGGCGTATTCGATGGCGAGCCCTGCGGCATCGGCGAAGTGAAAAGCAGGCGGCCAACTCCACTGGTGATGGCAAAGCTCGCGATCGGGTCAACCGAGGGGGTCGCTCCGAATACATCCAATTCACCCACCCAGTCGGGAGCCCCGCGAGTCGGGGTGCCCCACGCCGCGAGGTCTTCGAGGTCATCGCCCTGATAGGTGTTGGCAGTATCGGCCCGATTGAAGTCATCGATGACCGTGTCGGTGTAGTAGCACGGCTTCCCGTCGTAATCGAAGTCGATGAACGTGAGGCTGATGGTGTTGTTGATCCCCGTCGTCGACGGGAAGCCTCCCAGCACATCGAAGAACACGCCCGTGCCGCTCGTAGCGTCGGTGGTCTCCAAAAGCCACGTGGACGGCTCCGGCTCACCATCCAGCCACGTCTTGAACTTGTTGGAAACGCCTTGAACTACCTCCCACTTCAGATACTTCCGACTGTTCCCAGCCCATGACATCGACCCGGTGACATCCGAACTCCCAGATGGGTCGCCGCGAAGGGTTACGCCGCTGGTCTGAGGGTTGAATAACAAGGCCCGGACAATGTCTGTACTCGACTTGAAGTAAAGATCGACCTGATTCGCGGGGGCAGCGCGTGCGAGGGCCGTAACCGTGATCGTGGGCGAAGACGAAATCGCCACTGGGAGCGAAACACCCTGCAAGCCGTCTGCCGCTGTGCCAGAAGCGACACGTTTTTGGATCGCCGCGCTGGGCGATGTGGCGACTGTGTCAACCCTGAACTCGACGCCATTCACGCTGACACGATCCCACGTCGGACCACTTGAACTGACTCCCCAGCCCGATGTGTTGTTGAGAACGGTCCGGTCGAAGTTGTCAAACTTGTAGTACCGGCACCGATCCATGTCCGTGATGCTGAGATAGTCCATCTTGTGGATATAGTCGAACGACGAGGTCACAACCTCCGTCTCAATGTCGATGAAGAAGTCGGTGATCGGACCATCGGGTCCGAAGATGCCGTAGTTGACCTCGATCTGCCAATCTGGTTCTGGGTCTACCCCGTCGTGCCAGCACTTCGCCTTGGCGATACCGGTCGTCACGTCGTAGTCCCACTTCAGGATGAAGAAACCGCCCATGGCGAAGTTTACGAACTGCTTGGCTGCTGGCTCACCGTCTAGCTGGATATAGCCATTGATCCCGTCAACCGCAATCTGGATGTCAAGACTTCGACCGTTGCCCATCCGATTATTGATGAACGGCCACATGGTCGCGGCATCGCTGATGGACCCAACGAGGAAGCGCGTTTCAAGCGTCCACGCCAACGGCCAGTTACGCGGGAACATCCGCATTCGCCCATGCCCCGTTGTAGACGGGCCGGGGGTGTCCGACGCTGATGTGTAGACCGCCTGACCGCTCGCGATCGAGAACTGAGGGTTGTCGGCCAGGTTCCCGATATTCCACGTGAGGCCCATGTCGGAAGTCCCCCAACCGGCCGCAACAACTCGCTCGAACGAGTCGGTGATGCCGCAGTCCTGGCATCCGCCCTCTTCATCTCCGCCTGGCAACCAGGGCGGCGGAGGGTCGATGTCGAACCTTGGGAACCTGGGTCGATTGTGGTAGCTGTACGGCCGGTCGATGTCGAACGACAGGTTCAGGTCGTACAGGACCGCCTCGGGGTTCGGGAAGGTCATCGTCATGCGGCGGATCGGCAGGATCTTGCTGATCCCGAAGACGTTGCTCGTGATGTGGACCTTGTCGCCCGGCGTGAGCCCAGGCTTCACGATGCGGCAGGTCACCGTCTCGGAGTCATCCTTGCCGCCGTGGAGGTTCTGGGGACTGCCGTAGACGATCGACTCGGAGATCTTGTTGGCGGTGGTCTGGCGCCAGACGTCACCCCGGATCTGGCCCGTCTGCCAGCGACCGTGGAGATCGATCGAGTCGTCGTCCTCGACCCTCGAATAGACGAGATCATCTGAACCCAGCCCGGCGCCCCAGAACAACGAGTCGTTGACCAGCTTCGTGCCATCGTGCAGCCAGTCCATGTTGGAGTAGCCAAACGAAGTCGAGTTGTTGGGCGTGTCCGAGAGACGGAACGGCGCTGACTCAGTGTCGTCGTCCTCGTAGTAGAAGACCCTGTTGGGCTTGATGCCCCAGACCGCGCCTGGCAGCTGGCTGATGTTGTACATCGCCGTCTGCCAGGTGTCGCCCGTCGTGAACGGCAGACCCTTCTCGTCAGGGGTGATGACCCCAACCTCGTTGAAGTCGTCGGTGATGCTGTCGCCGGACAGAGGGAGCCAGTCGCTGAACAGAAGGTTCAGCGCCTCGAGATCAGTTGTCCCGACCGGAAGATCCGCGATCCTGGTTCTGGGCGCACCGACCTTGTACACGAATCGCTTCGTGAACAGGATGTTGATGTCCGGGCCCCGGAGGTGCCACATCAGGACCTGGGGATCGGCTGTGTCGACCACCGGGAAGGCGAACGTCTTCGATGCCTGGAGGACGTAGCCGTCGAAGCTCCGGATGCCGTCGATGTCGAGGGTGATGTTGTCCGACGCCTTGAAATCGTAGGCGACGGTGGGGTCCTTGACCCTGATGTCGAACTCGCCTGGGAAGGCCCCGACGGAGGTGCTGAAGGTGGCTTCGGCGAGGATGACATCGTCGGTGATGTCAGTCCCCTCGACTCTGATGACGATCGTGCTCACGGCTACCTCAGCCCTTGCAGCTGAATGCGCCGGTTCAGCGCCTCCTCGACCTTCCGAATGATCGAGTTCAGATCATTCTCGTTCCTCACAATCGGGTTGTTGAAGACGACGTTGAGGACCGTCCCGCCGCCACCACCGGCGCCACCACCAGGCGGCATGGACATCTTGCGTGGGTTGCGCAGGACGGCGACGGTCTCGGTGCCAGCCTCGCCAACGATCAGGTTGGTCGGTCCGTTGGTATCGAACAGGAGCCCAGTGGCGCCAGTAGCTGGGTTGGGGATCTGCTTGTTGCCGAACTGACCACCAGCCGAGATCGTCTGGGCAACTGCTGCCGCATAGCCCAGGGCCGACATGATCGACGCCACGACGAAGTCAGTCGCGGACTTACCAGCGGCGAGCCCTGCCTTCCGGAACGCCGGGACGAGATCATTGGTCAGGAACGCCGTCTGCTTATCGATCGCGATGCCAGCCTGGCGCTCGAAGTCAGCCCAGATGCCCAGCAGGACTTCCTGGTTCTTGACCTGCTCGTCGAACCGCTCCTGCGCCTCGGCCTCGAGGATCTGAAGCTCAGCCTCCATCGCCTTGATCGCTTCCTGCGCCGCGAACGAGTCAATCGCGAAGGCCTTGCCCTCGCGGAGCAAGGCGATCTGTGCGGTCAGATCGGTAATCGCATTGGCGTTTTCCATGAGCCCGACCTGGAACTCATTGCCGCTGATCTTCTTCTGAAGGTTGAGCTGCTCCTGGGCAATCTTCGCCTGAGCCTCAGCGTCAGCCCGCCGTGCGGCGCGCTCCTCTGACGTCTCGCCTGGCGTCTGGAAGCTGGCCAGGGCGAGGTTCAGGTTGATCTGCCGCTGCTGGATCTCGAAGCCCAGCAACTGGAGCTGTCGGCTGAGCTGGTAGTTCTGACCCTGGAGCCCACCGACCGTGTCCTTGACGTTGCCCTTGATCGCCTTGGTGAAGTCCTTGGCCTGGTTCAGCTGGCGGGTGGCGATCCGGATCTCGTTGTTGTACTGGCTGACCTCGAGGTTGAGACTGCGCTGGCCGATGTCCAGCTGGATGCTCTGGATGCCCTTCCCCAAAGCCGTGATGTCACCGAGCAGCTCAGGTCCGATCCACGATTCGAGCGTTGCCCGACCCTTCGCGATCTGGGCATTGATCCGTTCCTGGGCGGGCAGTGCGAAATCGGCGTACTTCTCAAACGCCTTCTGGTACTGGCCGATCGTGTCTTCGTTGTCCTTGAACGCCTCGCCCGACAGCGTTTCGCTTGGGCGAAGGCGTGGGTCCATGAACGGGGTGATCGGCCGGGCAGCGAAGGCCAGGGCCTGCGCGGCAGGCAGGACGGTTTCGCGCTGCACGGCTCCTCGACGAGCGATGTCGCGCGTCTGGACGTCAAGCAGATTGAGATTGCCTGGTGTCCCGCCGATTGGCGCCGTCATCTGGGTCAGGAGGTTCTGAAGTGACGGGGTGCGACCCTGTCGACGCTGGGATTCAAGGAACTGGGCCGCGATGTAGTCAGAGATCTCAGGACCCTGGAACGCGATGCCAAAGCCTTCCTTGGCCTTCTTTTCGATAGCGTCGGCGAGATCAAACGCCTCGATGTTGCGGAGCGCCTGAACCGTCGCCTGGATACGAGCGGGGTCGGTCTCGCGGCCGAGGGTGGCCAAAGAGCCACCCTTCGCGCCTCGTTCGCCTGCCGTCTGGAGCCAGTCGTCCAGCATGCTGTTGAACAGGTCCGGTGATGGCGCCTCGAACTCCGGACCGAGCTTGACCCCGAGCGGCCCAATGCCGATGCCTGGTCGCGAAGCGTTGTAGAGCCGCTCCAGTTCCTCCGTTCCGAAGACGAGGTTGTCCAGCGAGTTACTCAGGATGTTCGACGTCGAGCGGTCCGACAGGATGCCCGGCAGGAGTCCTGCATCGAATGGGCCACCCGTCGACCGAACGAGGGACGTATCGAATTCGGTCGGGAGCCCAGGCGGGCGGTTCTGGCCGATGTTACGCGCCGCCGCCACCTGGATCAGCTGCTCCTGGAGGGCCTGATTCCCGGCGACACCCTCCGCACGCCCGGCGATGACTGGAAGGACGCGCTGCGACGTCTCAGCCGCCAGGCCCGAGAACGCGAGCTTGGCCGCGATGACCGCCTCAGCCGAACTACCAGCCTGCCTGGCGCCGAGCGCCAGCTCCTTGGTCAGCTCAGCCGTCGCATTGTGGTACCCAGTCGTGCGCTCGGTGGTTTCGGCGATGGCCATCGTGCCGACTTCGAAGGCAGCGTTCATCGCCTGGAAGGCAACGGTGAATCCGGCCCCTGCGACCAAGGCTGACGTCCCACCAACAGCCAGGTTTCGGATCGACGTCCCAACGCCGCCGAGCGGCTTCAGGGCCGCCTCGCTCTCCGCGCGAAGTCGTCGAACTTCGTCGATCTGCTGTGAGATGCCCTGTCTTTCTGCGGGGACGGTCTCCCGCAGAATGGCGAGGCGCTTCTGCTGGTTATCGTTGAGCTGATCTTCCGCCCCTGCGAGGGCCAGCAGATCCCCGCGATTGATCTTGTACGACCGTCGGGCATCGGCCAGCGCCAGCTCGGACTGCGCCGTCTGGGCAATGATGTCCTGGGCCGCCTTGGCCTGTCGGATCGTGTCGCCGCGCCCAGCAAGTGTCTGGACCACCTGGCTGACCGCCGTGACGAAGGCACGGACCGGGCTCTCGGCCAGGGCCACCGCAACGTCGGCGCGCTCAGCCTGAGCCCTGGTACGACCAGTCCCCAACGCACGCTGGCGCTCGATCCCGACTCGGGTCAAGAACGCCGGGTCTCGGCTCGGCAGGATGAAGGGAGCAGGCTGGGCTCCAGCGATGGCTGCGACCGTCGGCAGGACACCCGGAGGCGTAGCTGCCGTCCCTGCCGTGGACTGGCGAGTCCCGCTCGCCGCCCGAGCCTGGTCAATCTTGCCGGTTGGCGTCTTCTCGATCGTCGGAATCGGGCGAGTACCGCCCTGGCCGGTGAATGCGGCTGGCCAGTTGACAACAAAAACCCGCTGGATCACGCCGCTGGCGACGGTCCCGCGACTCAGGAGCGGGTCCCTGGCGGACAGCGAGCCAGTGATCCCACGGAACTGGAACGGACCACCAGTGATCCCCTCCGCCGCATGGCGAAGCACGCCGCCCTCGGCGCGGCCGGTCAGATCCTTGCCGAACCCCTGGCCCTGCTGGGCTCGCGCCAGCCAGGTCGGGACCTTGTGGGTTGGGATGACCTCGGCCTCGCCGCTCGGGCCCTGGACGATCAGCTCTGGCCCGCGCTCACCGACCTGGGTGACGCTGAAGCCCGGCGGCAGCGGGCTCTCGTATGTTCCACGTGAAACCATCCGGCCGAGCAAGCCGGTGTGCTTGATCTGGCCACCTTCAGCGTTCTGGCTGAACGGGAAGCTGGTTGCTCGCATAGCGTCGTCCATGGAGCCCTGGCCGAGCCTGAATAGGTTCGCCCAGTCCGGGTGGTGCATCCGCGGGACGACCGTCTGCATCTCGCCACCGATGTCGGCGAGGACGTCCTCCAGTGGCTCGTGCTCTCTGCCCAGCTCTTGAGCAGCTGCTTCCTCCATCACGAGCCCGGGCAGATGCAGCCGGGCGGCATTCAGGCGCCGCCGCCACCCGGGTGCTCGACCATAGCCAGGTAGCTCTATTGGGCCGCCCTCGGCGCGGCCAGGCGGCCCCCAGCCAACCTGACCGCGCTTCCCGAGATTACAGTTCTTGCAGGCGGTCGTGACGTTGCGCTTGTCGAACGGGGCGCCGCCCAGGGCAAGGTCCTTGATGTGCTCGCCTTCGAGCGGATTCTTCGCCGTACCGGCCGTGCCGCAGTACGTGCACCACGGCTGGAAGGCCCGCTGACGCAGCGACATCTGACGCCACTGCTGTGTGTGGCGAACGCGCTTGGGGTCGAAGTCAAGGTCGCCACCCTCGGCGCGGGGCAGGATGCCCTTCGGCCCGGCGAGTCGCTGAACTACGTATCGAGGGTTGAAGACCGCGAGGCTGCCACCACCCTCGTCTGTCTGAACCGCCGCGAAACCCTTCCGTCGCAACAGGCGTGGGAGCCCAGGACGACTCAACAGCTCGCCAAACGGCTCGGCCGGGGCCACCTTCGAGGCAGGGATCACGCCCTCGTGGACCATGCCTCGACTGCGCATGCGCTGATCTGTCAGCGCCCACGCCGCCTCGCGCTCCTCGCTGGTCGACTGACCAGAGCCGGAGAAATAGAAGCGATCCTTGCGTCCTGTTCCAAACCGCTTCTGCCCAAGGGCATATCGCTTGGCGTAGGCGGGGTCGTTGGCTACCCAGGCTGCCTCCGGCTCGTAGCTGGTCGGCTGGCGGATAAAGTCACTACCGCCAATCTCACCGCCCCTGTAGACCGAGAGGCGCTGGATCTGGCCGCCCTCAGCCATCGGCTTGACGACCCCAGCCAGCAGTTCCTGAAGGCGCTTGGCGCGCGTCTGCATGTCGAGCGGCGTGCCCGCCCTGGCCGCAGCCGCAGCCTCGGCGCCTTCCTTGGCGCGTGCTTTGGTTACGGCCTTCTCGTATGCGGCAAAGGGGTCGCGAGCCTCCTTGGGCTTGGGGGGCGGCGGCTTGTCGCTCAGGAGCGAGAACTCGCCAGCAATAGCACCAGGCTCACGTAGGGCGTCGCCGAGCCCCATGCTCAGATCGAACATCCGCTCCGCGTTGACGTCCGCGCCGCCTCGGATCTGAGCCAGCCGGTCAGTGATCTCGACGGGCACAGCCTTGGCCCGAGCATTCCGCCGGGATGGCGGAGCCGGAGCAGCAAGACCGCCCGGCGGAATCTCCGGCTCCTTCGTACTGGCTCGTTCAGTCTGGCCCAGGCCGCGCTTCTCGAGCGGCAGGGCCATCTCCTTCGCGGCCTGCTCGAACGCCCCGCCAGTGATCATGCCGCCGCTCTTGACGCGAGACGGCGGGTCCTTCAGGCGCGCGCCAGCATTGATGTTGACGACCGAGCCCAGGGATTCTGCGACCTGGCTCTGGAAGTTCTCGGCCTGCTTTCGAGCAGATCCGAGGACCATGGCCAGGGCATCAGGGCTGGTAGTGGACAGGCCCTCGAAGGCCTTGCGCAGGCGGGCCGAGAACCGCTTGATGTCCTGATCGGCCAGCTCCGAGATTGCGCCCTCGCGCTCCTCTGGGCGGGTGACATCCGCATTGATCGTTCCCAGACGCCGCGACAGACGCGGAGCATGCTCCTCGATCAGGTCACGCCTGTCCCCGCGCGTGCCCGCCGGAGCCTTGTCGATCGCGTCGAACAAAGGCGCAAGCTTCTTGCGGTACTTGTCGCGGTAGACCGCGGCGATCTCTCTAACCCGTGCCGAGCGGTTCTCGGGGCTGATGGCGAGCGTGCCGATGTCGATCCCGCGACGCTCAGCGAAGAACTCCTTGAGCGAGGTATCGCGGTCAATGGCGCGCTCCAGCTCGGCCATCATCTCGGGGTCGCCACCCGGGAAGATGCCACCGCCGCGGGTCTTCGCCTCTTCCAGGGCGGCCCCGAAGGTTGGCAGCGCCTCCTTGCCAAAGCCGCGCGGCTGATCGCTCGTCCGGAAGCCCTTGGTGTGGTGGGCCTTGATCGTGCCGAAATCGGTCGTGGCAACGAGCCGCTGGGCCCGTCTGGCGGGCGCGATGGTGCGAGCTTCACCTGGGGCGCGGGTCCCGACTTCCTCCGGGGCCCCTGTCGGTACCTCTACGGCCTGACGAGCAGCCGCGCGCTGGCCGCGCCTGCGACCGCCGATGCCCTCGGCTTCAGCTGGCTCCGGTTCGGCCTCTGTCTCAGCCTGGGCGCGCTTGGCAGCAGCCTCCTGCTTTGCGTCCTGCGCCCGGGTCCTGCGCTCGGCCGTTTCGACGGCACGCCGTTCCTTGGCCTGTCGGGTCTGTTCAGCTCGTGCGGCCGCCTCCTCTGCATTGGCCTTGGCGAGGGCCTCATCGTCGCCCGCCTCTTCGGCCTGCTTCGCGTCGGCCATAGCCTTGCGGATGCGCTGATCATTGGCCCGCTGCTCGGCGGTCCGAGGGGCTCTGGTCGTGGTCGGCTCAGCCTCGCCAGTCGTCGGGCCAGCCGTTGGCGCCGGGCCACCACCAGTGGGTGCGCCACCCGTCGGGCCAGGCCCCGTGCCGCCCCCGGTGTCAGGTGTGCCGCCCCAGCCCGGCGGTGGCTCCGGCCAGCCGCCCTTGGGCTTGGCGGCGAGCTGCCAGTCGATTGTGACGACACCGACAGCCTGCCGGATGGCGCTCTGGGTTGCTGCCTTTTCCTTCTTCGTCAGATCGGTATCGATCGTGACAGGGACAGGGATGGTGCCGAGCCCCTCGAGGTCCTGGGCCAGCTTCTCCTTGATCCCGGCGGCGTCGAAGCTGGCGAGGTTAACCTCAACCGGGACCTTCCCAGCATCCTTGATCTTCTGGGCCAGGGTATCGATCTTGCCATCGACGTCGTTCTTCTGAGTCAGCGACAGGATGACCTTGGCCGTGCGCTCCTTGCGCAGCTCCTTGTCCATGACAGCGCTGACCGTGCGGATACCAGTGCTGACCTGGCCAGCGTCGACAGCGAGCTTGATGCGGATGTCGTCAATCGTTGCCACGGTTGACTCCGATCAGGTGGGGCCCCCGGTCAGCGACTCGTCTTCCCAGTCGAAGTCGCCACCGTCCGCGTCCTTGTCACTGGGCTTCGATGCCTCAACAACGTGATCGCGGAGTTCTTTGAAGTAGCGGAACGGGTACTGCCAGATGACATGGGGCATGACGCCCCACCACTTTGCAATGACGAACGCCATCTGGCGGTTCGTCAGACGGCGTTTCCCTGGGGGTTCTCCACTTCAGCTTCGTCGGTCTCGATCTTCACCGGCTCATCGCCGTAGTGCAGATCGCTGACGAGCTGAGTCAGGGCGCGGTAGTACCGCACGCCGAGCTTCATCACTGATTCTGGCTTCGGGCGCACGCTGTCCATGATCATCAGGCGCATCAGCGTGCGCTGATCGACGTTCTCTTCGTCCTCGCCGGTGATCTCATTGCGAACCTTCGAGGTCGCCTTCTTGAGCAGCTCGTCGTACCGGTCCATCGACAATTCGGAGACCGTGTAGGTCACCCCACGGATTGTGGCCTTGACCACTGCCGGGATGTCGGACGGGGCCGGGAGATCAACCACCTTGGCGTTCATAGAGCTTCACTCCTTTGACGAGTAGGACTCGGCCGTTGAGTACCGTTTCCTCAGCTTCGGCCAGGTGAGCCCGGAACTCTTTGCTGCGCCCAACGATCAACTTCGCTTCTTTCGCGTAGTCGGTGTCGTTGAACAACAGGGGGTTTACAAACGAAAAAACGACGCGGAGGTCGTAGCGGTGTGTACCGCTGTCTGCTCCACGTCGCGTGAGTTCCCACTTTTCCATGACGCCGATCACGGCGCCGAGATCAGGGATGGTGATCTGGCCCCTCACACCAGAGATGCGCTTGAATAGGTACGGCACAAAACTTCCTCCACGAGGGAGTGAAAGTGAGGCTACTCTCCCTATGCCTTGGCGGCAGCCTTCTCAGCCTTGGTGATGGCCGTCAGGCATCCCTTGTCAGCCTTGGCGTCAGGCGGAACGTTGTCAGCGACTGCATCGAACCCGTATCTGATGTTGATCTTGCCGCACAGAGCGGCCGGTGATTCGAGCCGAAACGCGTGCCATGGGTTGGTATTCGGGGTCTTGTCAGAGGCCTGCTGGAACCACTTGATCATCACGTCCATGAGCGAACCTCCAATGATGTGGTGAGTCCCGTAGTAGTTACTCTACGGGACTCACCAGCTCACGTTGTGTGGATTGGATGTGGATTAGCTACCGGTGAAGACGCTCCACGCGCCGGACGCTCGGAAGTTACCCGAGACGCGGATCGCGTCGGTGTTCGACGCGGTGATCGAAGCATCGAAGAGGCCTGGGCCAGAAGCCACGAGCACCTCGAAGCTGGTGCGATCATCGGCGTAGAGGTAGATGTCCTGGTCATCAGAGTTGGTCGCGTTGACCAGCAGATCGCCAGACGTATCGAGCATGCCATTGAACGAACCCTGGATGTCCTTCAGGCCCACGAGATACGTCTTGTTGGTGTCACCGAACACGGTGGCATCGACGTAGTCGCGGTTGAGGTTCAAGGTCCACTCTGACTTCGTAGCGACCTTCGTGCCGGAGCCCTTGGGACCACCGATGTAGATCGCGCCATTCTTGCCATGCAGCTTCGTCCCTGAGTTGGCCGCCATTTGTAGTTCCCTTTACAACATGACCGAGGTCACAGCGACTGATCGGTCCAGACTTCGTAGGACCCGCCGACCTGGTAAAACTTCCGGCCCTCTGCGGACTCGCTGATCCCGCCGGGTTGATCGGCGGTGCGATAGCAGATCAGGTTCGTCTGCCCGGTCACTGAGAGCGACGCTCCATCGAGCGTCGCCAGGACGAGCTGGTCGACGTTGTTGGCGACGACCGGGTTCTCCGCGTGGATGAAGACGTCCAGTAGCGCCACGATCATCCGGCTGCCCCAGTCGTCGGCGTAGGGGGCGGCCACGAGGTTGTACGTGAGCAGTGGATACGTCTGGACTCGCGCGGGGGCAAAGCCCTCATGGATTCCGCCAGTCAAGGCGGCCTTGAGCGTTGCGTTGGCGCGGAGGGCGGCAACGAGGCTCTGCTTGATCGCGGCGGACGTCGTAGCCATCGCTGTCCGTCCTTACCCGAATGCTCGGTCGAGTTTGTTCCCAAGCTTGACCAGGGCTGATCCGCTGCCAGTTGCACCGAATGACCCGGTCGGCGAGAGCACCAACTCGATCTCGCTGGCGATGAGGCGCACCGGATGGGGCCGCCGTTCCAGGTGCGTCTTGATCGACGTTTGCTGGACGGCCCCCAGTCGGGCGAAGAAGTTTCGAAGTGCTGGGCGTAGGAACGGCTGCGGTGCGTTGTGGGCCGTACCGAACTCTTGCGCGTAGGCGTAGTTGAAGCCGTGCTCGATCGCCGAGGCGACGACGTAGCCCACGATCCGGTAGCCCGATCGCGTCGGGCCCTCGACCTGGATCGAGTCACGCAGCGTGCCACCGAACTCAGTGACACCACCTGCGCTGGCGTTGATCCCCCGTCCCCGCGAGACGTCGTACCGCGCCCGACGGTTGATCTCACTGTGCACATCGATCAGGCGTGACTTGCCACCGATCTTGAAGCGGGCCTTGGTGCTGGCGAAGGTGAAGCTGTCGTTGCCGACGCGCTTGACTTCGCGGAAGGTGTGATCGGCCGAGCCTGCGAGTCGTTGCCCGCCGAATGCCCTGAGTCTTCGAGTCGTTGGGACCGATGTGTTCTGCGAGCCCCGCAGCGGTGAGCCACCGAGGGTCAGCCCCGCGACGCGACGGGCCAGCTGATACGGCTTACCCGTGACCGCGTGATTGTGGACGCCGATGTGGGCCGTGACGCTGCGCCTGCCGCCACCCTTGAACAGCTTCCGGACAGGGGCGCGCCTGCGGGCGTCGTTCCGGATGTCCTCAAGCGAGGCCTTGACGCCCTGCTCGGCGGCTTCAGTGATGGAGTCGACCAGGCGCTGGTAATCGAACATTTACTCAGCCCTGCGGAGCGAACACTCCAGGAATGGGGGCCAGGTGGTGTCGGCGGTGGTATCGATCACCGTGTAGGTGTTACCCCCGATTTCAACCTGATCGCCTGGCAGGATGTTCGTGTCGACCGGCACCCAGAGTCGGAACGAGCTGATGGTCACCAGCTGCCCTGAGTCAACGTCAGTCGACGGGACGTTGACTTCGCGGAGCATGCCCTTGACTGTGGACGTGGTGGTCGCGGTGTCTGGCAGCTCGGCGTAGCTCACCGACGAGCCGTAGGGATCATCGGTTGTTTCGAGACCGAGGCTGGCGGAGCGCCGGAAAATCGTCACATCGGTTTGCATGCCCCGGATCGCGACCTTCTGGATGGCAGTCAGCTGGGCGTCTGACAGCAACTTCACGTCAACGAACCGTGATGTAACGGAAGCCGTCGAGCAGCCAGGCTGCCGCAGGAACCACCTGATCGATAGTGACGCTGGACAGGCGATGGGTCGGGGTGGTCATCGAGACTTCACCGACCTTGAGCGTCTGGAGCCCACCCATGGTGGACATGGCGACCTGGCGCCCGGTGAGGAGGTAGGTGGCGAGCTGCCCGACTGCGTCCCGGATCTCCCAGGGCAGCTTGTGATCGTAATCAGCGGTCACGCGATCGGTCGCAGTCAGCTGGTCGTTAAAGACGATCACGCCCTCGAGTGCATCAACGGTGTAATCGGCCGAGTCCATCTCGACGCCGTTCACAAAGACCACCGGGTCAGTCGTGAGATCCCAGAACTGGTGCGATGCTCGATACGTCCGAGCATCCGTCGGGTAGAGCGTCTCGTTGAGCGCGTGGAATTGCCGACCATACGTGTAGCTAATGGAGGCGACGGGGCTGATCAGGCCGATCCCGGCGATGCCTGCCCCGAACAATCCGACGTTGGTGAAAGCGAAGGATGTGACCTCGACGTAGCGGTCGGTGTTGTTGATGAACAACTCGGATGGCGCTACGTCGACATACTGGGTGTTCGTCGCGTTGACCCGCAACGAAGAGACCGCGAGGATTGGCCAGTGCAGCGGCCAGATGCGCCGCCGCCCCAACTCCAGCGGGTTGATGGGCAGGGTCCAGTCGTGCTGTTCCCCGACAACTGAACCGCCGAAGAAGCTGTGCCCAACAGGCACCGCGCAGTAGCCCTCCGCCAGGGAGGATGCCCGCTCGAGGATCGCCGCCAGCTCGACATCCTCGATGTCCGCCAGTTCGATCCCGAACCCTTGTGTTCGGTACTTCTCAGGCGTGACGTAGAGCACGCGTTGCTCCTGTCAGATGGAACCTGGCGGCGGTGAAGGGACCCGCCGCCAGGTGGAATGGGTTAACCGGTCTTGACGCGCACCTTGTTCGAGAAGGTCGGCGCCTTGCACGCCAAACCCCACATCCCGAACACGATGTACAGATGGATGAGCTGGCCCGAGATGCCGACCGGGATGTCGAGGACCGTGGGGCCCTCAGAACCCAGGAACGGCAGGGTGATCGTGCTCTCGTCGAGGATGTACAGATCCCGGACGTCATCACCCGAGGCCACGCCATTCACTGTCGCGCCTCCGTACTCGTACTCGTTGATCGAGTCGCCAGGCACGACAGCCCACGGAAGCTCGCCCGCGACTGTGTTGATCGAGGACGCCGTCACGCCGATCGCGATGTTGGTCTGGTTCGGGATGACGATTCGGGTCTTTGACGCCTGCTGCTCGTTGAAGGTTCGCTTCTCGTGGGGGTGGCTCCACAGGATGGACGGCATCGCGCCGCCCTGCTGAACAACCTCCTCGATTGCGGCATCGACCGCGAACTGGATGTTGCCGGTCGTGTCCGGGTTGGTTGCCGGATCGACGTTCTGCGCCCGCGCCGAATTCAGGATCGACCGAAGGCCGGTGAACGCGTTCGCGTCGTAGAGGCCCAGTTCGTTGGTGGCTGTGCCGCCGGAGTCTGTCGCGTGGCCCGAGAAGATCTGCTGCTGCATGCGGTGTGCGATGGAGCGCAGTCCGCCCTGAAGCTCGATCTGCTCGGGGTTCCACGCCATGCCGCCAGCAGGAACCGCAGCGCGCGCCTTGAGGCTGATGCCGCGCCGGGTGCTGATGATGGCAACGTTCGTGGTCTGGCGAACGTACGTGCTCCGGTCGTCCTGGACAGTGCCAAGCTCGGCCATGAACTGCGCGTCGCCGAAGTCGGTGATCTGGTTCCATGTGTGGACCAGGCCGTTCGCGGGCTCCCTCCGCATCCGGTCAAAAGCCGGGAACATGCGGATGAACAGCTCGTACAGGACCGGCTCAAGGTCCTGCCGGATCAGGGCCGCTGCCCCGCCCGTGTCGAGCGCCCGCTGAATGTCGGGCTCGACATCACGCGCCAGGCCACTGAACGCGTCGTACGCGGGCTGACCACCGACTGACAGCCAGTAGTCAAGGGGAATGCCCTTGTCCTTATGCCCAGCCTGCTCCGAAAAGAGCATCATCAGCTCGGCGTTGCTCTTGGTCTTGAGCGCCTCCCGGACACCGAACAGTTCCTTGCGGGACATGAGTCGGCGGGAAGACGGGGTCGGGGTGATGGCGTCACCGACGCCCTGCGCGACCGCGGGGGCCGTGTTTGGCGTGTCGTTGAGGCCGTCGAGGGCCGTCCCGAAGCGCTCCAGCGTTTCCGCCAGCGAGCGCTTGAGGGCAGCCAGCTCCTCGTGGTCCATTCTTAGCTCCTCAGAAGATCAAGGAAGTCGCGGGAGTAGATGTCCTCCAGATCGGAGAGATCACTCTTCGCCGCGTCGCGGACAACCGCCGCGCGGGGGCCGAGAGGAAGCTCGGCCAGCTTCGCGACGATGGACGTGGCCTTGACAATTGCCTGGCCTGCCTCCGCCATCGCGGCGTCACGCTGCTGCTCAGCAGCACGCTTGGCTTCACGCTCGGAGGTCAGCTCACCAACGAGCTTCTCCACGAGATCGCCAAGCATCGCGAACGCGGACGTGACCTCCGCGTCCATGCCGACCACTACCTCCTGCGCCTGCGCGACCGCCTCGCTGGCCGAGTTGGTCACTTCGTCGCTGGGGGGCTCGCTCTGAGGAGCTGCCGGGGTCTCGTCTTCGGTCGGCTCGACGTCCTTTTCCACTGGCGTGGGCTCGGCGTCGGTCTCGACATCGGACTCAGGGGTAGGGGCGACGATCTCGTCGTCCGGGGTGTCGACGGTCATGCCGTCGATGCCAGCGGTGATGGTGCCGTCGGTCTGGGGAAAGGTGAACTTGAAGTTGGGGTCGGCGGTGGTGATGGTCTGGCTGAAATCGCCGACGGTTTGGGTGTAGGACGTAAGCGGCGCGAGTGTCTCGCCGATGTCTGCGTCGATCGTCTGGGGCGCCTCGAGATAGCTCTTGCGTGCGCTATCGACCCAGCTCCGGGGGTTGGCCGGGATGCCGACAATCGAGGTCTCGAGAAGCTCGAGGTGCTCGATGATCAGCCGCTTCGACTTCTTGTCGATCCGGGCCCCGCCCTCGGGGATCATTGCGCCGATTGAGAGTCCGAGCTTCGTGCCTTTGCTGATCGCCTTCCAGGTCTTGACCGCACGATCATTCTCTTCGTTGACAACGATTGACATCCGGAGGTCGTGGACAGGGTCGCCGGTCTTGGTCTGTGCGACCGCCCGGGCGAGGACTGCCGCCTCGACGGAGCCGTAGACGTCTTCGGGGACCTGGTAGCTGTGGTTGCCGAAGATCGTCAGGTTGTTGTTGGCCGCGGTCTCCATATCGATCAGGCCGGTCTCGATGATCTCGTCACCGTGGAGGTCCTTGATCGTTGAGGAGGCGGTACCTGAGAGGCGCATGCGCTTGTCGGTGCCGATGCTCGCGGTCAGCGCGTCAGGCAGGAACTCCTGCCGCTCGGCGTCCCAGGCTCGGGTGTAAATGTTGAACTTGATTGGTGCATCGTTGTACTCATCCATCGGGAACCGGTACCTCCTGATCGGGATGGCTGGCACTGGCCAGCGCCCTGATGAACTCGTCCATGCGAGCTGCTGCGAAGTCCCAGGAGAAATTGGCGAGCACGTGTGCCCGGCCCTTCTCCCCCAGGTCGCGTCGCAGACCGGACGAGTGGTAGAGGCGCTCGATGGCCTCAGAGAAAGCCGCCACGTCGGGCATCCAGAGATCCTGGCCCGAGGGCACCGTGACCATGACGCCTGACGGTTCTACGAGAAGGCCGCCTGGCCCAACGACCTCTGGGATCGCGGAGACATTCTGGGCAATCACTGGCACACCACAGGAAGCTGCCTCGGCGAGCGTCAGGCCGAACCCTTCACCGCGTGATGTCGAGACGAAGATGTCGAAGGCGTTGTACAGCGCG